TCCTCTACTTGGAACGTGGAAAGATCAACAAGTTCCAAATGTGTATTCTCATTATGCAGATATGGTAATGGAAACGTTACTGGTTTATGTGCTACCCATTATGAAAGAAAAAACAGGACTTGATCTAGTTCCAACCTATGCTTACACAAGAGTTTATGAAAAAGGTGCAACCTTATTTAGACACAAAGATAGACCAAGCTGTGAAATATCTACGACTTTAAATTTAGGTGGTGATCCTTGGCCAATCTATATTGATCCAACTGGAGAAAATAATGTATTGAAATCACAATACACAGCTAAAGGTGAAGAAGTGCTTTTAAAAGAAACAGCACATAAAGGTAACAGAGTCGATTTAAATCCTGGAGATATGCTCGTTTATTCTGGATGTGATTTAGAGCATTGGAGAGAACCTTTTGAAGGCAATATCTGTCACCAAGTATTCTTACATTACAACCATAAAAATGGTCAGTTTGGTGAGTCTAATTTGTTTGATAAAAGAAAAATGTTAGGTCTACCTTCTGGTGTTTAAATAGTTTATAATGGCGCTATGCCATTAAGTTTAATAAATATAAGACCTGGCTTCAATAAACAAATTACAGATACAGCTGCTGAAGGGCAGTATGTTGATGGAGATTTTGTACGTTTTCGTTCAGGATTACCTGAAAAAATTGGAGGTTGGGAAAAAATAACAACTAATACATTAGTTGGAGTTGCTCGTGCACAACATCAATATACTGATTTAGACGGTAGAATTTATGCAGCTATCGGTACTTTAAAATGTCTTTACATTTATTATCAAAGTGCATTTTATGATATTACTCCTTTAGAAACAGCTCAGACAGGAGCAACCTTTAATACAACAAACGGATCTGCTGTTGTCACCGTAAACTTATCAGGACATCTTATGCAACCTGGAGATTTATTTACTTTTACTTCAGTAACTCCTCCAACAGGAGCAGGATATACTGCAGGAAATTTTGAGGATCAAACTTTTGAAGTTACATCTAGATTAAGTGCAAGTGCATTTACCGTTACCATGGCAACAAACGCAACTGCGGACAATACCACAAATGGTGCAGCAACAATTAATCGTTACGTCAAAGTAGGGAATCAAATTGCAAATCAAGGTTTTGGGTGGGGTACAGATTTATGGGGAGGTCAAAGTTCGTTAGAAAGTTTTTTAAATGGAGCAATTAATAACTCTGTAACTACTATTACTTTAACCTCAACAACAGGTTTTCCAACATCAGGATCCGTACAAATTGATTCAGAAATTATTGCTTATACAGGTATATCAGGAAACGATTTAACAGGTTGTACTCGAGGATCTCAAAGTACCACACCCGCGTCTCATTCAAATGGTGCTGCAGTTACTGCTCTCACAGGCTGGGGTAGTGATTCATTAGCTGGTGGAGTGGATGTAAATCCAGGTAATTGGTCTCTAGATAATTTTGGTCAAATACTAATTGCAACTATTTTTAATGGTCGAACATTTACATGGCAACCTATTCAAAATACAGCAGATGCTTTAGCCACAAGAGCGACCGTTATGTCAGGAGCGCCAACCAAATCGATTATGACCATTGTATCGGATCAAGATAGACATCTTATTCATCTAGGTACTGAAACCACTATTGGTGACGATACTACACAAGATAAAATGTTTATCAGATTTTCTAATCAAGAAGATTTTAATACCTATGAACCTACATCAACCAACACGGCAGGTACCTTTAGAATTGATGATGGAACAGAAATACGTGCAGCCATTAGAGCAAAAGATTATATCTTAGTCACCACAGATACTGCAGCTTATACCATTCAGTATGTAGGAGCACCTTTTACCTTTAGTATTAGAAAAGTAGGATCAAATTGTGGAGCTATTGGACCTCACAGTATGCAATTTAAAGATGGTATTGTTTACTGGATGGATGATTCTGGTGGATTTAATTATTTTGATGGAACCGTTAAAACATTAGAATGCACGGTAGAAGACTTTGTGTTTACTGAAAATAATCCTGGTGATTTAGGTTTAAATTATGTTCAAGGTAAATTGGTTTACGCAGGCAATAATTGTTTATTTGGAGAAGTGACTTGGTATTATCCATCATCAAACTCAAATGTGATTGATAGAGCCGTAACGTGGAACAGAGGAGAGAATTGTTGGTATACAAGTTCTTTAGCCAGAACAACTCAACATGATGCACATTTATTTGATAAACCTTATAAAACATCTTTTGATGCAACAGCAACTCCAACCTTTCCTACCATACAAGGTGTCAGTGATTTAAATGGGGCTACAACTTATTGGGAGCATGAAACAGGTACAGATCAAAATGCAAATGGAGTCATTACAACCGTTGAAGCTTTTGTTGAATCAGGTGACTTTATGATACATCAAGGGGGTGACGGAGAATTGTTTACGAAGATTAGAAGATTTATTCCTGATTTTAAAAGATTAGAAGGTAGTGCACAAATTACCATTAATTTAAAAAATTATCCCACAGACACAGCTTCATCCTCTTCGTTAGGTCCATTTGACATTACCAGTTCAACTGATAAAGTAGATACCAGAGCTAGAGGACGAGCTGCGAGTTTGAAAATAGAAAACACATCTTCAGGTCAGACTTGGAGATATGGTACATTTAGAGCAGATGTACAACCCGATGGGAGAAGATAATGGCAAAAATAACAATCTACATACCAGAACCTACTGCTGAATACACAGTAGATAACCAACAACAAGTTTTACAGTCTCTTGAGACTTTAAAAAATCAACTTAACTTTACGTTCCAACAAGACTTGAAAAATGAACAAGATACGTTTAACTTCTTTTTATCATGACAATACAATATAAAAACGCAGGTTACGAATTAGACACGACAAATCTAACAACTGTATTAACTATCGATGCATCTTCAAGAGCTATTTGCAAAGGATATACGATTGCAAATGAACACAGCAATAATGTAGACATGCATATTTATTTTCATGACAGTAGTGAAACTACAAGTTATGTTATTTATCATAAAGCAATTAGTGCAGATACTACGGAGTATCCTCTAAATGGTGAACCTTTAAATTTAGAAGAAGGAGACAGTTTAGTTATGCAAGCAGATAACGCTGGGACAACACACGGTGTTATATCATACGCACTCATAAACAGATCGCAGGAAAATGGCTAAGAAAAAAGGACAGTACGGAGTTAACAACTTTGTAAAAAAGAAACAAAGAAAAAGACCAGGAAGGGTTGCAAAATCTCCAAATAAATCATATACAAAAAAGAAAAGACGAGGACAAGGTAAACCAAGCTAAACCTTATGAAAGAACCAAAAATTTATGGTCTATTTCCTATTCCAGTAGGTCATTTTCAAATTGATTTAAGTGAACAAGATAAAAAATGTTTAGAAGATTTGGAAAAAAACATGGAGTTCAATCGTCAAAACTATATTTCAAATAATAAATATGTATTAGAAGAAAGTAATCTAAAAGACCTTAAAATAAATTTGTTAACGACTGTTTCTAGTTTTGTAAAAAATATATACGATCCATTAAATGAAGATCTATCAATATATATTACTCAATCTTGGTTAAATATAACTAACGAAAAGGAAAGTCATCATATGCACGATCATCCAAATTCAATGTGGTCTGCAGTTTTTTATTATGATGTAGGTGAAGAAGATAGTATAAAATTTTACAATACGTCTACGAGATTTTTTAGTATTACTCCTAAAAATTATAATAGTTTTAATTCTGTTTCATGGAAGATCAAAGTAAATAAAAATGATGTTCTGGTATTTCCATCTACTTTATGGCATAATGTAGACCTCAAAAAAGACAAACATTTGAGGAAAAGTTTAGCTTTTAATATTTTCTTGAAAGGAAAATTAGGCAATGCTAAAGATGCTACTGAATTGATATTATAGGAGAAACAAATGATTCGTATACCTGCTAAAGCAAAAGAAATAGTTAAAAATAAAAGAACTGGACAAGTCTATGCAGATAAAGCCGAGTTTGATGCAGATGTAGCAAACACAGCTACAGACACTACTGCAGATGATTTTAGACAAGATTTAGAAATTACAGTTGCTTCTTTACATACTAAAGGCGATACGATAAAGCAGTAATCTATGAAACCTATTGGCGGTACGGAGTTACAGTATAATCAACTGTACAAATATGTAGATAATAATCTTTTAAACAACTTTCAAATTACAACTTCCGTTCCTGAAAAAACACCTTTAGCGAAAGATAAAATAAATATTCTTTGGGTTCAAAATTCGTACGACCAACCAAACTTAGTGCCTTGGTTTAAAGATAAATCTAATCATGACAAATATGATTGGTATGTATTTAATAGTCATTGGTGCGCTGAGAAATACAGAATGATGTTTGGTGTACCCGCACATAAATGTACGGTTATTAAAAATGCAATTGATCGTTTTCCCGGTAGAGCAGTTTATAAAAAAGGGGAGCCTGTAAAATTATTATTTAGCTCAACCCCATGGAGGGGACTTAGTGTAATGCTAGGTGCCATGCAACTCATTAAAAATCCACTCATTACCTGTGATGTTTATTCATCAACTAAAATATATGGCTCAGCATTTGATGAAGCTAATCACAAATTATACAAACCGCTATTTGATCAAGCGGAACAATTACCTAATATAAATTACAAAGGTTTTGTATCTAATGAAGAATTATTAAAGAGTATGTATAACTACCATATCTTCGCATATCCAAATATATGGGAAGAGACTTCATGCATAGCGGCCATTGAAGCATTAGCAGCAGGACTTCATGGTGTGGTTACAAATTTTGGTGCACTATTTGAGACTTGCTCTGAATGGCCCACTTATGTTCAATATCAAAGTGATTACAAAAACTTATGTCACATGTTTGCTTATGCAATTGAAGGTGTTGTAAATGTATTACACACAGATGGTATGCAAGAATTACTGACATCACAACAAATGTTTTATAAAAAATTTTACAACTGGGAAAATAGAAAACACGAATGGACTAACTTTTTAACAGGAGCAGCTAATAATGCAAAATCATGAACCCATATGGTTTAACAACGAACCACGGACAACGGAACAACCCGTAGAACAAAAACCTTATTCAATATTTATAGCAACGCCAGTTCATAGTGAAGTTAGTATTCACTATACACAATCTTTATTAGAGTTACAAAAATGGGCATGGAAAGAAAAGGTAAAAATACAATTTCAAATTATGAAGTCATCATTAATTACATCGGGACGTAACATGTGTGTAGGAGCATTTCTTAAATCAGATTGCACACACATGCTGTTTATTGATTCAGATATTGCATTTAATGCAGATGCAGTTGGAAGATTAGTAAGAGCTGATAAAGAAGTTATATCTATTCCTTATCCATTAAAAGATATGAACTGGGATAAAGGACTTAGAATGGTACAGGAAGGCAAGATTAAGGATGTTAGAGATTTGAGAAATAAAGCATTTTACAGATATCCATTTAAAGTTCCTGACACACAGAATATTAAAATTAAAGATGGTGTTATAGAAGTCACACATGCACCAACAGGTTTTATGATGATTAAAAGACAGGTGTTTGATAAAATGATTAAAGCATATCCTCATATGCGAATTGATCAGGATCAAGTTATTAATGGAAAGAATGTTAGAGTAGAGAATTATTGGAACTTTTTTGACACCTGGTTTGACCCTGAAAAACATACTTATTTAGGAGAGGATTTTGCTTTTTGTAAACGATGGAGTGATCTTGGGGGTAAATGCTATGCTTGGATTAGCGATTATATTACCCATGTTGGAGAACACCAATATACGGCTAGATTCCTTGATGAGTTGATACCGACCGATAATTAAGATAAAATCTATCAAACAGGTAACTAAAAATTATGGATCCATTTACTTTTGCATTATTATCAGGCGCCATGGGTTTCGGAGCATCGAAACTGTCTGGAATGAGTACATCTGATGCGTTAAAACAAGGTATTTTGTCAGGTGTAACAGCAGGTGCATTTACTCCAGCAGCATCAATTGCTGGTATGACTACAGGGCAAGGTGTTAGAAGTTTACTTGTAGGTGGAGCTAAACAAGCTTTATTTGGAAAGTTAGGACAGAAAGCAGGAGTTGATCCTAGACTTGCAATGTTACTTGGATCACAAGTTTCTCTTCCTGGTGAAAGTGTGTTGAGAGGTTTACCAACAGACGGCACGCAGCCATTATCAGCAGCAAATCAAGGAATAAATAATCAAGGTGTAGTAATGGATACTCCAGTTGATATTGATACACCTGCATCTCAATATGAAATAGGAAGAGTGCCTCAACAAACTGGCGGCACAATGGATAAATTTAAAGGAATTTTTAAAACAGACGGACAATACGACATTGACAAAATAACCAAAGGTGCAACACTATTTGGTGTGCCCGCATTATTATATGCATCAGGTGCATTTAAACAATCACCAACAACCATGTATGCACCATCTTATAATGTAAACTACCCAAAACTCAGAGAAGCAAGAGGTGGATTAAAACGATATGATACTGACGGCAATCTTGTAGAAGTTGACAGACAACCAATACCAGAAGAATTGTATCCAAGTGAAATGCCTTATGAATTTACAGAAAAAACTTTTGATGTAAAAAAATATCAAACAGGTGGTTTAGCTTCTTTCGCTGAAGGCGGTATAAACTATTTACCAAGCAAAGCATCACATGATGAAAATGATTCTAACAATTATAAAAGAGCTGGCGGATATATAGAAGATGGCGCTGGTATGGGTGATAAGAATGAAGATACGATGTTAGCACAATTAGCTGACGGAGAGTTTGTTACAAGAACTGACGGTGTATTGGGAGCCGGCATTCTTGCAGGTGCAAATCCTAAAAATGAAAAAGAAATGAGAGAAAAGGGAGCCAAATATTTTTATGAACAACAAGCAAGGTTCAAAAGAATATTTGACTTATTAAATGCCTACAGAACTAGTAAACTTCAATAAGGAAGAGGTCGAAAAGGTATGGCCACTTGCAGAAAAATTAGTTCAGAAGGCGTGCGAAACTAATGGAGGATTTAATGCGGAACACATATTGGAATTTCTTAAGAGCGGTCATATGCAATTATGGATGGCTATCGATGAGAAAGATAATAAGGTCATCTGTGTATGTGTTACTGAAATTCGCCAGTACCCTAACTTTAAAGTTTGCGATCTTAGGATTACGACTGGTGAACAGTTTGAACGCTGGTTTAACTATATGGATCAAATTTGCGAATGGGCTAAATCAAATGGCTGTAAAAAAATGGAAGTTTTCGCCAGACCAGGATGGGAAAGAATACTTAAACAAAAAGGATTCAGAAAAACGCATGTCCAGATTGAGAGAGAATTATGAGTATTAATTTAAGAGAACTTACGACATCACAAAAAGTAGAACTCTTTAAACAATTATATTGTGATATTACAGGTAAAGGACACGAAGAAGATATTCACTTAGCCCATATTAATGAATTTGAAAGAAAACTTTTAATCTCACACGGTGGTGCTGGAACGGTTTGTGAAGAAACAGGTTTATTACAATTCTTTGGTGGCGGAGGAGGCGGTGGATCAGCGCCTGCAACTCAAACTCAATTCGTAAGAGAAGCACCAGGTATTGAAGAACGTAAATTAGAATTAATGGATCTTGCAGCAGATTTAACTGCACAACCAGAACAATTACCAGCAATTACCGTATCTCCATTATCACAATTAGAGCAGCAAGGTGTTACTGCTGCTGGAACGACAGGTGTAGGAGCAGGAACAACTTTAGCAGGTATAGGCTCAGTGTTAGGCGCAGAACAGGCCGTGGCTCAGGGACCTAACATTCAACAATTTTATAATCCTTATCAATCATACGTATTAGATGAAATTTCAAGAAGAGGACAAATGGCTCAGCAAGGTATAGCGGATCAAGCAATAAGAGCAGGAGCATTTGGTGGTGGAAGAGAAGGTGTACAAAGAGCAGAATTGCAAGGTAGAACTTTAGAGACTATGGGTAGAGCTCAACAGCAAGGATTTAATACTGCTTTACAAGCAGCTCAGCAACAACAAGCATTACAAGCACAAACAGGTTTATCAGCAGGACAACAACTTGGAGCTCTTGGTGTAACTCAACAACAACAAGCTCAATCCGATATTAACCAATTAATGGCTGCGGGTGGATTACAAAGACAATTAGCTCAAACAACTGCAGATGCAGCAAGACAATCTCAGTTACAACAACAGTACGAGCCATATCAAAGATTAGAATTCTTAAAAAATATTTATGCGGCTGGACCTACGTCACAGTCAGGTATAACCGCTGCAACTCAACCGACCACTTCTCCATTGGCGCAATCAATTGGAACAGGTATTGGTGCCTTTGCAGCTTACCAAGGAGTGACAGGTGGACAGAAGCAAGCTTAATAAAGTTTTAAATAGACCTCTATTCAGAGATGGTGCTTTAAAAAAAGGTGCTTTAAAACCTATCAAAGCACAAAGTGGTACTTTTGTTGGAAGTAACCCAATGGGACCAAGAGGTGTAATGGTAGGGCCTTCTTATGGAAACTTACCTGTACCCGCAGGTCCTGTTATCGATAGAACACCTGGTATGTTTCAAAGAGGTGTGGGGGCAGTTCAAAGAGGACTACAGGCTATTGGCGATTATACAATGAATCCAATGTCAAAAAATTTCTTTTTAAGACCTAGAGGATTAAAAGATTTAGGAGCAGGTTATGGTCTTTATGAATTAGGTAAAGGTATTACAGGATCAGAAGCTGTAGGCGGATTAACTAGTATTGGAGGAATGTTTAATCCAATAACTAGAGGAGCAGGTATTTTAACTGCTTTAGGTAAAGGTGCACAGTATGCATTAGGTGCCCAGTACGATCCAAAAACAGATGTTATGAGCACAAGATTCGGTGACATTCCAAGATTTATGGGTGGTATTGATGAACCTGGTAGTCCTGCTGCAGTAAAAGCTTATATCAATAAAGCTAAAGAAGAAAAAAGAACAGCTAAAAAAGAAAGAGACATTGCAAATTTATTAACGGCACCTGATTCTACAGTTACTAGAGATTATTCTGGATTATCTTATGGCATGGAAGCGGGTAAAACAGGTTTTGCAAATTTATCTAAAGCAGATCAAGAAAAATTAATTGAAAGAAATGCATACAAGTTAGCTCAGAAAACTGGAATATCTGAAACTAAAGCAGCAAATATTATAAGCGCATCTTACTATGGAAAAGTAGATCCAGCACAAGCCAACAATGCCGTACAAGACGATGTTATTTACGCACAAACGATACCAAACAAATATAAAGATCCTAATATTTCATTAGCAAGTGCCGTACCTGAACAATCTGAAGGCGCTGTTAAGCCAAAACCAAAAGGACCAATTAAAGTTGAAGTTGATCAACCTACAAAAATTGGTGATGCTAAAACAGATAAAAGAAAAGCACAAACTGAAAATGTAGATGCTGGTACATCTCTATTAGGACAAGGGGTAATCGGAAGAGCAAAAGAAATTTACAAAGAATTAGCACAAGGTAGATCGTCAAATGCAAATTTAGTTTTCTTATCTAATTTAGCTTCGGGATTATTAAAAGGAACAACTAATAAATCAGGTGTAGGCGGAGCTCTTGAAGTATTAGGTGCAGCATTAGGACCTGCAACTTCTAACTATGCAATTATGAAATTAAAAGAAGATGAAATTAACAATAAGTTAATGGGTGAAGCATTAGATGCATCCGCAGCTGAACTCAAAGCTTATGCAGCAATTGCAGCGGCACAAGCAAAAGGTGGTAAGGCAGAGTCGTTTGGAGCTATTCAAGCAATCGGTCCGAAAGGACAAATTGTAAACTATCAAGGTTTGAGAACACCAACGGGTGGACTAAGAATACAAAATCCAGACGGAACATTTACAGATGTAGCAATTGGAGCTGACTTAGGAAATGGTTTTAAAGTTGCACAATACATTGATATGAAAGCAAACAAAGAAGCAGTCGATACAACTAAACGTGCTTTATTATCTAGAATTAAATCAGCTGGTTATGCAAAACAATCTTTAGATATATTAGCTGCAGATCCTCAAAAAGCTGGAGGTGTTGGAGCATTTAGTTTACTTACATCACGTGTTGGATCACTATTAGATGATATCGGACTTGGTGGATATAATAGTAATGTCGATGCTGCAAAATCAAGATTAAAAATACAAACAGAGAAAATGAGATCTGAAGCTGACGCTGCATTAAAAGACGGTACGATTACAGAAGATCAATATAAAGAATTGGAAAAAGTTTGGAAAAGTGCTGATAAGAATGTCGATAAAGTTATTCAAAGATATAAAGGTAGTGCTTCATTAAAAGATAAAGATAGAGAAGAATTAGAACAATTAGCAGTGAACGAAGTTACATTAACTTATGCATTAGCAAACTCATTTAAAGACAAAGACAGATTAACAGCAAGAGACGTTCAAGCAGCAAAAGAAATTGTAAACATCTTCTCATGGACTAGAGGTAGCGCAAGTGTAAGAGCTTCTTTAAATGCAATTAAGAGCAACTTAGAGAAAGATATTACAGGATATGTTCAAGAATTACAAAGAGAAGGTGTAACTCAACAAACGATTGATGCTTTACTAGCTGATTACGATGTAACTGCTTTTGAAAGATCAACTCAAAAAGCTACCGAAAAATTCACACCGGAGGCATTAGATAATATTCTTGGAGGTATTAAATTATAATGGCTACCATAAAACAGTTACAAGAAGCAATTGATAATAATTCTTTAGATCCTTCTACGTTATCTAAAGAACAATATAATGCTGTAGAGCAACTTATTGAAGAAGGAAAAATTGAATCAAAACCATTAGGTCAAATACAAGAAGAAAGAGATAATGCCGCTCTTAAAATAGCAAGAGTAAGACAAATTGAAGAAGACCCCATTCGAGCAAAAAGAATTGCAGAGGGTAAAACAGGAAGTAGAGCAACATTTGAACTTGTAGGAGATATTATTGGATCTGTAGCTCCATTAATTTATTTTAGAAAAAATATTTTGAAAGCAGCAAAGAGTGGTCAGCTTTTAAATAAACAAACTACATCCATGGAAAGAATGGCTGCTACGTTACCAGATAAGATGAGATTTACAAAAGGTGTTGCAACTAGATTAGCAAGAGCAGGGGGTACAGTTGAAAGAATAGCTAAGTCTCCTCTTGTAGGATATGAAGCAGCATCAATAGCTGGTGGAACAGTTGGTGCGGGATTAGGTTCAGCAACATATGATTTAACAAATGAAGCTGTAGGTGATGAGATTGTAGCTGCGATGACCGAGGATTTAGGTGAGATACCAAAAAAAGAAATTGATCAAGATATTACATTAAATGCAATGGAAGCAATGAAGAATGCGGCATTGTGGAATACAGGTGCAGCATTATTAACTCCGTTTATAGCAGGGCCTTTAGGAAAGTTAGGGAGTTATTTATTTGGTGCCAAAGGTGCAAGAGCAAAAGAACTTGCACAATTTGCTAAAGACAAAGGTTTACCTATACCACTTATGGCAGCATTTAAAGATGGTCCTTTATCTGATCTTGGAAGAAACTATTATAAAACAGTTGGTGTATTTCCATTTGTATCAGGCACAGGTAGAAAAGCATTCGAGAATGCAGAACAAATTGCAGGTAAAGCATATTTAGATAACTTTTTAGCTTACGCACCTATTGTGAAAACATCTGCTTTAGGTGAATCCATCTTACAACAAATGAATAAAACGTTTGAAAAAAATTATGGTGTTTACGCAGCAGGTTATAAAAGATTTGATGCCTTTGTTGAAGGTGCAGGTAATCCTGCAATTGTAAGTTTAGACAATTCAAGAAAAGCTGCAGTTGATATTTTGGATGAACTTAATCAATCTTATCCTGGTATAAAAGCATATCTTGAAGCTGGTGATTATAAAGCTATTTCAGAACTTACTAATCAAAACGATGCTTTATTTACCTTTGCTAAATTTTTAAAAGCTACGGGAGACAGTAATATTGGTGTAAAACAATTTAAAGGTGCAATGGAAATGTTAAACCGTGCTATGGAAAATTCTAAATTAAAATCTGGAAGAGAACTTGTTTATCGAATGCGAGAAGCTATGGAAACAGATTTAGCAGGTATGACACAGAATTTAAGTAAAGGCGCTTTATTAAATGATAAAAGCTTTAGAGCTACATATGATGTGACTGCAGGAGTTACAAGAAACGAAGCTGGAGAAATTGTAAACATTGCAAATGAAGCGGCAGGCGAAACTTTGATTAAGTCAACAATAGATTCTGCTCAACAATCCGTAGATGCACTATTATCAGCCAATGCAGCATTTAGTAGAATCATGTCACTTTATACAAAAGGCGGATTAGCAGATAAATTTAAAAGAGTTGATAAAAATATTTTTACACAAAAAGCATTATTAGGTATTACTGGTAAATCAGATATTTCAAGAGAAGCTTTTTACGACACGATTGAAAAGAATGTATTTTTATCTGGAGATCCATCTTCATTAAGAACATTTAAAGAACTAGTAGGTGCAGAAGATTTAGTTGTTAATGGAAAAGTTATTTCTAAAGCAAGTGATGATGGAAAGTTAGCTTACAACATTGCAATGAATAGATACTTCTTTAATACATTCTTTGATTCTTTTGATACATCTGTGACTCCAGGTGCTAGAAGTATTTTTAATGATATTGCAGATGACTCTTTTGTAAGAAACGGAGCTAAATATCCTGAAGAAGTTATGAAAGAAGCAGGACAAAGAGGAGCTTATGAAGGCTTAAGTATTCAAGATGTTAAAAAAGGTGTAGGTCAAATTGATACGACACAAATTAGATTTAGTCCTGACGACTTTGCTCAATTTAATATTAATAAATTTATGAACAAATTAAATATAGGTGAAGCAACGTCTGATTTAGGAAGACTTAAATTAAGAAGAATGCTTGGTAGCCAAGAACACTATGATCAATTTATAAGATTCACTGATTATATGAAATCGATTTCTGATATTCCTTTAGCGGACACAGCAACATTCCTACAAAGAAGATTCACTTTAGGATCACTTGGATCTGTTGCTGGTGGTTTACTAATTGGTGGAGCATCCATGGCTGTAAGTCCATTCGCACCAGTTATCTTTATTGCTTTAGCAAAACAATTTGGAAAAGTATTAGCAGACCCAGTTGCATTAAGATTATTGAATGATGCATTATCACCTGCTGAAAGAGAAGCAATCGCGGCCACCGGAAAAATAGCAGTTGGTGGTGAGAAGCTTACAGCTAAATCTGGAATTTATAGAAGAATAGCACCAGGTGTAGATGCAGCGACCATAGCAAGAGCAGGCTTCGCAAAAAACAGAGATGCTGCAGCAAGATTTTTAAATTATATATTTCCAGAAACAAAAGATAATCCTCAATTAGATTTAACTAAAGTTGAGCCACAAGAAATTGTAGATTATTTAAATAACCAACCATACGAAGTTCCATCAGATAAGGGATTCCAAGAAAAGATTCCTCAAAAAAATATAAAGGAAACTTTCCCTGATCAATTTATTAATGATAAAAATATTACACAAGATGAAATAGCTGCAGGCGCACAATTCTATCAAGCTGAGAAAGCAGCGGAAGTAAATACATTAGACGAAATAACACGAGACACAGCTCCTACAGACGAAGCTATAAGTCAAGATGTGCAACTTGTAGCTCCAAATGCTGGATCTCCAGGTGTGACTCAACAAGCTGCTAATGCAGATTTAGCACAAGCATTATTCCCAAGAGATGAATTATTAAATTTAGCTGCAAGGAGAAGAAATGTCCAAAGCTAGAAAAAGAACAACAGGTAGATCTGCCTTACAGAAAATAGAAGATCATGAAAAGCTTTGCAGAATCATGCAAAAGCAGACATTTGCTAAAATTGATGCATTAGAAGTTAGAATGGGTAGACTTGAGAAGTATATGCTTGGAGCAGCCTTTGCTATAATTATGGCTGTACTTTTAAATCCTTTCAGATAAAAAGTAATAATGAAATTCGAAGTTACCAAAACTGGTATTAAGTTATCAGAACTTAAAAACATTCGTAAATATCCTTATAAAAAATATAATCGTTACACTGATGAGAGAGAAAGAAAGTATTTAGTTGATGAACAGAAAGTTCCAAGTGTCACAACAATTTTAGGTAAAACCAAAGATGACAAATTTTTAAAAGCCTGGAGAGATCGGGTCGGTCATGAAGAAGCTAATCGTATTGTAAAACAAGCCTCAGCTGTTGGAACAGAAATGCATTATGTATTAGAGAAAACTTTAGATGGTACAGGTTATTATAATCTACAGCCTCAAGCTCAAAAACCACGGATGATGGCTCAAAAGATATTAGAGAATTTACACCCCCTACAAGAAATATGGGGTAATGAGGTATCTCTAGCATATAAGCAAGAATATGCAGGAACTACAGATTGTATTGCACTACACAATGATAAACCTACAATTATTGATTTTAAACAAGCAAATAGAGCAAAAAAGGAAGAATGGGTAGAAGACTATAAACTTCAATTAGGAGCCTATTATTTGGCTCATAAAGACACATACGGGCCCATAGAGCAGGGTCTAATCACTATTTGCACCCGAGACCTCCAATATCAAGAATTTAAGCTTACAGAGCCTGATTTACAGGAGTTTAGTGAAAAGTTTCTTAAAAGACTTGAACAATATAAAAAACTAGATATATAATGTTGCAGGGCAACATAAACAGAGGAGATAACAATGTTTCCAACATATTCACAAGTAAAAGAGTTTTGGACAAACTATGCGTCAAATGTTCAAAAGTTTTGGGAAGATTTTTACAAGGATCTTTCAAAAAAAAATTAAAGACGATCTATATCCCATGATATTTCTCCGTTAGCATTATGCTGAAAGGAGATTTATCATGGCAGAAAAATCAATTAAAGACTTAGTAAAAGAAGCTATTGAGGAGTTAATCCAGGACGGCACTGTTGTTATTGAAGACGGCGAAGGTAATAAAATTGACGATTTATCTTTAGGTTTTAACAATAGTGAGGATGAGGATTTTGACGACGAAGACAGCGAAGAGGATGAAGAAGATTCGTCAGACGACGAAGAAGACGAAGAGTAAAATATTAAAATATTACGAACTTCAAGAAAAGTTAAAGGCCCAGAGAGAGGTTTAAACTTTCTGGGCCCCACATAAGAAAACACAACAATCAAACGTGTTTGTTTGATTTTTGTATAGTTGTTTATACCCACATTGGTATAAACTGTTTTTACAATTAAATTTATATATTATTTATTCAGTAAGCCAAGACTTAATTTCTTCACCCATAGTCTCAGCAGATATTTTATTTTTGTTTACAAGTGATTCTACAATTTTTTGATCTACAGTGTCTTTTGCAATAAGATCAATATATACAACATTTTTCTTTTGTCCTATACGATGAGCTCTATCTTCAGACTGTAAACGTAATTCTAGATTATAGTTATTAGAAAAATAGATTACATATGAAGCTGCAGTTAAAGTAAGTCCATGACCTCCAGTTTGTGGGTTTGCAACAAAAAATCTACATTCAGGATTTTCTTGGAAAAATTTAATAGCCTCTTTTCTTTGAGATACGCTGATAGCACCATACATTGCAACTGTAGAATGTTGACCATATTTCTTTTTTAAGAACTCACAAATTTGTTCAATATTATGAATATAGTTAGCCCATATAATAACTTTACCATCTATCTCTTCAAGGATAGCATCTAGTTCTTTCATTTTAGGATTTTCTAACTCAACCTTTTCTCCATTATCATCATTAATAAATCCATTACACACCTGGTGTAGTCTTAGTATTTCAGTTAAACGATTAGTAAAAGATACTGTAGTATCTTCAAGCATTGCGATCGCATTGGCTTTTAGTTTATCATATAAAGCTTTTTGTTTTTCTCCTAAGTAAACATGTCTGGTACGGTATATTTTTTCTGGAAGATCTAAACACTCATCTTTTGTAATACGAGTTGAGAATCTTTTTAATTTGTATTCCAAATCATCTAAGTTCTTATAAAATTTTGGAACCATAATCTGTCTGTCGGGTCCTGTGTATATCGTGTGCATTTCTGCATATCGGGCTCTAAAAGAATAATAAGATTTAAATCCTAATAAGTCTGGATTTAAGAAGGCACATTGTGTATAGAGATCTAATGGAGATTTTGTTACTGGGGATCCTGTCAATATTCGGCGGTATTTGGATACTTTGGCAAGTGCTAAAATATTTTTTGTTCTTTTTGCTTGTGGGTTCTTTATTGTTGTTGATTCGTCTATAACAAAAAATGTATGCTGATTAAGCTGCATGAATTTACTTACAGCTTCTAATCCTCTTTTTGTAGAAAGCGCTTCTACATTAACAAGAAGCACGGTCAACGAACCACATAATTTATTCTTAAATGGATCAAATTTTTTATTTTTAGTTATGTTCCAACAATGGATGTAACGATCAATTGTATCAGGTAGGTGAGTGTCTATCTCTCTTTCCCAATTAAGATAAACAGACTTAGGCGCTACAACAACGGCTGAATTTATTTTTCTATCATGGTATAATAAACCGATATTATCAATGGTCGTTTTGGTTTTACCAGTTCCCATATCCATGAAGTATGCCCACTCTACCTGGTACGCAGCCTTCTCAAGTGCATCAAGTTGATGTTTGTATGGTTTTGTCTTGTAGTTGTATGCCATGTCCAGAAACGCTTATACATTTTTACTTGACCAAAGCAACTAAATATTTTAATGACCTTTTTGAAAAGGAGGACTCATGGATATTGAACAAGTCAACGTCTCAGTTGACGATAGCAAAATAAAAAAAATATCTGCAGCATGTCAATACATGTTGGA